TTGGCGAGCCTTACTATGCGGTTACAGACCCGGACCTTGACCTTTACAAGACCAGCAAGCGGACGATTCCCATGTGCTTGGAGTGGTTGCAACAATTCCCCCAAGCAGGCAAGGTCGGCCTGTCGCTGCGATGGGATGACGTGCCTCCAAGGTCGTCGTACTATACCCACGTCAACAACTACGAGGCGACTCGTCAGCGTAACTCAAGGGTCATCATGGCGGCAAGAGTTGACGTGCCTATCGACACGACCTTTGCCGTTTACAATCGGCAGGAGTACTTCATCGGTGGGGTTTCGTTGCTTGAGTCAGCGAGGCACATTCCTTGGTATTACTCGGAGAAAGAACGCAAGGCTGATAAGGAGTTCAGCCAGTACCTTGCATCGGCATCGTCGGCATCGTCCTACAAAACCTTCCTGAAACTATGAAACTCCAAGACCTGACCATTGACCAGTTCCAGCGCATCGGAGCCATTGAGTTCAGCAGCGTCCTTGGGGACTACGACAAGCGTGCAGGGGTCGTCGCAATCGTTGAGGGGGTCGATATATCAATCGTTCGAGAAATGCCCGCCAAGAGCGTCCTAAAGCGTTACAAGGCTATTATCAGCGAGTGGAACGCATTGCCTGCGTTGGGTTACAAGCGAAAGTTCAAAGCCGGGGGCAAGTGGTGGATTCCGACGGTGTTCACGGACGAGTTGACGGCAGGTCAGTTGATAGAGTTAATGGACGCAAACACGACCGACGAAAAACAACTGCTCCAAAACCTCCACCGAATCATGGCGACCTTGTGCAGGGAGGGTGGTCTATTCGGATTCTTTCCGAAAAAGTACGACGGGGCTGCCCATGCCGAGCGAGCCGAACTCATGAAGAAGTACGCCAAGGTTGGGGACGTTTGGGGCGTTGTCAGTTTTTTTTTGCTAAGTTCAGAGTCCTACTTGAAAGTTTTGAGCGACTATTCCAAGCACCTGATGACGAAGGCCGAGGGGCTGACGTAAGCCCTCTCGCTGGCTACGGTTGGCTGATGGTCGTGTGGAGGATGGCCAACAAAGACGTACTGAAATTCGATGCCATCTTCGCAATGAAGGCGGTAGAGTTCTTGAACTACGCCCTCCTGATTCACGACATTTTGGAAGCGGAGAGGATGGAAGCGGAAAGAGCAAGAAGAAAGTAGTATATTTGCATTAGTCAGGTGGCGGAATGGTAGACGCTATACGTAGGGTACAACCGTTAATTAAAAGGGCGTGTACTCGCACAGGTTCGAATCCTGTCCTGACTACACATTCCAGCACGGGGGACATTTACCCACATGGAAACAACCATACTTGCGAATGGCCAACCCGTAGGTAAGTTCGGCAGCGGTTCGATGAAGGGCATCGACCAAACCGCCTTGGAGGGCATTGGTTCAGTCGTTGGCCCCAAGGGTGGAGGCAAGTCGCCAACCTATGACGTGCTGGTCAAGTGGATTGAACGGGTCATCGAACTTGCGAAGAAAAACCTCGAAGCAGCCAACGCCAACGCAGGGGGAACGCTATCGGCATCCATCGCACCCGAAGACATCGAACTATCGGCAAAGCAAATCGTCGTGGCTATCATGGCCAACCCCTATTGGAAGTACGTTGACCAAGGGGTGCGAGGCAAAACATCAAGCGTAAAGGCTCCAAGGTCGCCATTCCAATACAAGGACAAGTACCCACCTGCCCAAGCCATGGCCGATTGGATAGCCAACAAGGAAAAAGCAGTTGTGCCAACCTATTCCCGTGAACTCAAGCGGATGCGGACCAAGCAGGAACAGGGATTGGTGGATGGTAGGTCGGTAGCCTATTGGGTATTCCAGCGAGGAACACGGGCCACGAACTTCATGTCTAACGCCCTATCCCCCGAAATGATAGACGTTTTGGTGAACACAATCGCTGAAACCCTTGGCAAATCCATAAGCGTAGCAACCAAACTATAAAATGGCAACAACCGTCCTTTCAGGGTCACCCCAAGTGGCAACCCCCGTTTACAACAAGATGCTCTTCAAGGTCAGCGGTTCGCTGATTGCACAACCAAATTACAGGTACGTCTGCGATGTCAAGAACCCAGCAGGGACGACCCTTGCCCGGCTAAAGTGCGACAAACTGCCCACCACCAACTTCGGGTTCTTTGACGTTGCCAAGGTCGTTGAAACGCTGATTGCACCGACTAAGCCAACGCTGACCCAAACGGGATTCGTTGATCACGCCGGGTACTATTCGGGGTACAGGCTCGACTTCATGGAGGAATACGGCAACACCCCAGTCGTGTACACGGGAACGGTAACCACCGTGTCGGGAAATGTTTCCTTCGCAGGAAACTTGGAGCAGTTAGAACTTGCGACTTGGAGTGGTGGTCTGTACTTTCCGAGCGGTGTTATCGTCAACGACACGAATCGAATGCTAACAACCCCGACGACTCGCACGGTCTATGCCGACGGATACGGATGGCTTTCAATCGGGCAGTTTAACTACGCGGTCGAGAAGGCTTACATCCAATACTGGAGTGCAACAGGAGCGACCTTTGCAAGGCAGTTCGATGTGTTAGCGTCTAGTGTATCGGGGTCGAATGTCATCCGCTTCGGGGTCGGGCCAATGAACCTCAAAGCCCTTACGTCGGGACAATGCTTGGACGGGAACCCCGGAGATTACCTATTCCAAGGCAATGCCGGGGACTTCTACGACGTTTACTTCTCAAGGGGGGCAAACATCACGATTCGTCAGAGGTACGTCATCGGGCAATGCCAGCGGTTCAACTCCATCCCGGTTCACTTCCAAAACAAGTACGGGGGTATTGATTCTTACACCTTCACGCTAAAGAACCGCAAGAGGGCCAACATCAGCAGGCAGACGTTCGGCTACAACTCGGACGTTTATGCGACCACGACCTACGACAAAGTTTGGGCAGGTGAGTTCGACTACGTTTACGCACTCAACTCGGATTGGCTGACCGATGCCGAATCCGAGTGGCTGATTGAGATGATCCGATCCGGGCAGGTATGGCTTGAACTGGATGGGCAATTAGTCGAAGCCATCGTCAACGCCAACACTTACCAATTCACGACTCGCAGGAACGACCGCTTGACTCAGTTGCAGGTCGAGGTTGCCGTGGCTTACAAGAACAACATCCTATGAGCGTTACGCTAATTGCCTACCCTCTCAACGATTCAAACGCAGAGGTTCCCTACGTCCTCGATACCATGGGCGAGATTGACATCGCCCTCACGTTCAGCGTGGAGGATATTGCCGACATAACTAAGCGGAGGGGGTCGTTCTCCAAGACCATCACGTTGCCTAATACGACAACAAATCGGGATTGCTTTGGTCATGCTTACAACATCCAGTCCTTCGTGGGTGGGTTCCAACCGAACAAGAAGATTCGTGCTGCGATGTGGGAGGACGGGGTGCAGGTGTTCAGCGGGGTCCTGCAACTGATTTCCATGTCCAAGATTCGGGGCGAGGTAACCTACGAAGTGGGCCTGTTCTCGGACGACGTAAGCCTGTTCAAGTCGATTGAGGGCAACCTCCTTGCGACAACCGTTGGGGTAAGCGGGATGAACCACACGCTGACTTCTGCTCATGTTTCTGCGACTTGGACCGCATCGGGTGCGAGCGGTTACGTTTACGGCTTGGTTGACAACTACGGCTATACGGACGCTACAACGCAGGGATGGTTTGCGGTTCCTTACTGGAAGATGACCCCAAGCATATACGTCAAAAAGATGGTGGACCTCATCTTCGCACAGGCAGGGTATCGGTACACATCGGAGTTCTTCAACTCGGAGCGGTTCGGCAAATTGGTCATGCCTTACGCTGCCGGGCAATTATCGGTAAACCTGTCCGGGTCAAACATTTTTGCTGCAAGTACGAGCGGTCAAAACTTTTCAGGGACTTTTAGTGGTTACCTAAACTTTGCCGACGACTCAAGTCCTTATTATGACCGCCCCGGCTATTGGAACACAGGGACAAGCACTCTACAACTCCCTGCGCTACCAACCCGATGGAACGTAACGGTTAAATTGGACTTTGGACAAGTCACGCAGTTCATCAATCAAACCTACAATTTTCTCTACCTATACGACGCATCAACGAGTAGAGTCGTCAGTCCATCAAGGGGCTTTACGGCTCAAGCAAGTGGAACCAATGTAATCACTTGGAGCAATATCCAGTTGAATACCAGCAGCCAAATAAGGGTCTTGATGACAGGCGTTGGAAGCACGGCCTGCAATCTCTTGAGCGGTTCAACGGTCCTTTGGGAGTGTTTGGAGAATCCAACGAGTATTGGGACGATTGACATGGCTACGGCTTTGCCTGCTGACGTGAAGCAATCGGACCTCCTGCAAGACTTGCAAAAGATGTTCAACCTCTACTTCATGCCGGACCCTGCCGACCCGAAGAACCTCATCGTGGAGCCTTGGGTGGACTTCTATTCATCAGGGGTCGTGGACTGGTCGCAGAAATCGGATGAGAACGCAGAGCAGAACATCACGAACGGCGACCCGAACCAATACAAGACCATCGTGTTCAAGTACAAGGATGCCGGGGACTATTTGTCAAAGTTGGATAAATCGAACTACCCGCTTGCAAAGGAAGGCTACGGAGGACGAATCTTCACGACCGACAACTTCTACGGCAAAGGCGAGAACGTCGTCGAACTCGCTTGCAGCACTCTAATCCCTGCAAACTTCACGACTGACAAGGTAATCGGCAGGGCTTGGGACTTGGATGGCTCTGCTTTGTCGGGAACCATCAAGACCTTGCAGAGCGGTTACCGCATAGCCCAGTACAACCTCATCGAAGCACCGACGACGTGGGCCTACCAATACGGGGTCAGCGGTTCGGTAGCACTCGCAGAGTCGTTGCTGAATCTGCCCTTTGTCAGCCACCTTAACAACCCTTACGCAGCAGATTTTGACCTTGCCTTTGGAATCCCTAAGCAGTTGTACTATGCGGTGAATGTCGCCGCAAATAGCGACCCTTACGCATACACGAACAACAACCTGTTCAACATCTATTGGTGGAATTTCATCCAAGAAACCGTCAGCCGTGAGGCGATGCAGTTGGAACTCTCCATCATGCTCAATGCCGTGGACATCAGCCAACTTGACTTCCGCACTCCCATCTACTACGGAGGGGTCCGTTGGAGGCTGCTTGAGATTCGGGACTACGAGATAGGTCAGCAGAAACCTTGCCGGGTAACCCTTCGCAGGATTCTCAACCTAACCGAGTTCGTTCCAAAGCAAATCGGTTACCTACCCTACGACGGCCCGGTTCCAGCAACGGACTCGGACTACCCGAACGAAGTACCTCCAATTCCAACCATCAAAGAACTCCCAGCGGTTGCAGGTCCTCCGGGTGAAACGGGTGCAACAGGTGCGCAGGGCGACCCCGGTCCAGCAGGTGCAGGGTTCACTCCGGGCGATGCGGCAGGGGACATCAAGTATTGGGACGGCACCGCTTGGGTCAACTTGGGCATCGGAACCGAAGGTCAGGTCTTAGAGGTTGCGTCGGGAATACCATCATGGCAGGATAAATAAACACTATGGCAGTAACTAAAGAAATCGTCCTCGAAGTAGGGCTTAAAGACTCAACCGCACAAGGCACGACGAGTGCCAAACAACGGCTTAGGGAACTCCAAAAGACCCTGACCGAGATGGCTTTGGCCGGGCAAGAAGGCACGAAGGCTTTCAAGCAAATGGAACAAGAGGCAGGGAAACTCAAGGACCAAATCGGGGACACAAGCCAGCGGATCAAAAACCTCGCATCGGACACACGAAACATCGACACCTTCGTCGCTGGAATCCAAGGAATCACCGCTGGCTTCCAAATCGCCCAAGGTGCAGCAGCGTTGTTCGGGTCCGAAAATGAGGACTTGCAGAAGGCGTTGTTGAAGGTCCAAGGGGCGATGGCTCTCGCTAACGGAGTGCAGCAGGTTGCCAACCTGCTCAACAAGGACTCCATCCTGATAACCCAAGGCCAAGCAGCAGCGCAGGCACTCTACGCAACCGCAGTCGGTGCAAGTACCGGGGCGATGAAAGCGTTTAGGATTGCCCTCCTTGCAACGGGTATCGGTGCAGCCATCGCAGCCGTAGGGCTACTTATCGCCAAGTGGGACGAACTCACCGCAGCAGTCCGCAGGTTCCTGAACCTACCCGACCCAGCCATCGCAGCCAAGGCAAGGGAGCAGGCGTTGTTGCGTGAAGAAGCAGCCCTCTCCAATTACCGGGATGCATACGAAGCCCACACGAACGCCCAAATCGCAGCAGACCAAAAGAGGGAGGCACAGGTCAAAGAACGCCAACGCAAGGAAGCAGAAGCCACCCAAAAGCGTTTGGAGCGACTAAGGGAAGAAAACAACGCCATCATCAAGTTCGTAGAGGACCTGAACCTGCAACTCTACGAAATGGAGTTGGATAGGTTGAGCCAACAGGAGCAACTGCAAATCAAAGCCATGCAGTCCGAAGCACAAAGGCGGATGCAGGTGGACACGGCTGACGCAAAATCCAAGATGGGCCAAGCCCAGCGTGAAGAGGACCTTGCTGGATTGCGTGAGAAATACGTCGGTCAGTCCTTTGCGGTCATCAACGACATCATCATCGCATCGGCTGGAAAGAGCGAAGCAGCACAAAAGCGGGCCTTCAATGTCGCCAAGGCTGCATCCATAGCCCAAGCCGTCGTGAACACCTACCTTGCCGTCAGTTCGGCACTCGCCTTGAAGCCGACTGAATCCGTGTTCCCCGGACAAAGGTTTGTAGAGGCAGGTCTTGCCCTTGCTGCTGGTCTTGCAAACGTCGCCAAGATTAAGGCCCAACAATTCCAAGGCGGTGCAGGTGCAGGTTCTCCCGGTGCAGACGTAACGGGTGCAGGAGCAAGCGCAGCACCACCGCCCATCTTTGCGAACCCACAAACGACCAACCTCGGCACGGGCGAACTCTCGGCAGGCCAAGGCCAAGGTTCATCACCAATGCGAGCCTATGTCGTTGAGAGGGACATCACCCAAAGCACTCGGAGGGTTCGGAGGTTGGAGGAATTTGCAACTTTAGGGGCGTAGGACATTTACCACTATGGAACTACCCATTTACAGGATGACCGTGGACGAGGTGGATGAAGGGGTCCAATTCGTGGCCCTGACCGATATGCCAGCAATCGAACGGCCATTCCAAGCCTTCGCAAAGACACCACAAAAGTTTACCGAAACAGGCGAACGGAGAGTGCTTACCGGCCCTCTCATGCTTGCAGACACTCCTATCTTTCGCAAGGACGAAACATACGGGGAATACTACGTCGTATTCGACAAAGCCACCATCCGCAAGATAGTCCAAAAGTATTTCAAGCAAGGCAACCAGCACAACGTCAATGCTTACCACAACGCTGAACTGGATGGCGTGTTCATGTTTGAGTCCTACATAACCGACTCCGAGCGTGGTATCATGCCACCCAAAGGCTACGAGGACACCCCCGACGGATCTTGGTTCGGCTCCTTCAAGGTTGAGAACGACGAGGTGTGGGACAACCGCAACCTGTTCAGGGGTTTCTCCGTTGAGGGCCTCTTCGGGATGGACAAGACCGAATCCGAACTGGAGGTCGCACTCGCTGGCCTCGCTGACGAATTAACCGCTTTTTTGCAACAATTAACCCCCACCTACAAATCCCACTAACTATGAATCTCAAAAACGCAATCGAATCCCTGCGGACTGAACTCCGCAAATTCAGCACCCAAAAGCAGTCCTTCGCTGACTACAAGTTGACCGATGGCACGGTTGTCCGTGTTGACGGGGACCTCGTTGCCGGGACTGCCGTTTACGTTGTTGCCGAGGACGGCACACTCCCTGCCCCCGATGGCGAACACGTTGTTGAAGGCGTTGGAACGATCAAGACCGAAGGAGGCAAAATCGTTGAGGTCATCGCTGCCGAAGTAGCAACCCCGGTCATCGAGCCGTTGCCCGTTGCTGCCGAAATCACTCCCGAAGTAGCCGTTGAGGTAACCGAAGAAATCAAAGAAGCCTATCCTGCCATGACCCCCGAAGTTGTGGAGGCCATCGTTGCCAAGCATCTTGGAGCCATCATGGAAGAACTCAAGGCTGCCTATGCCGAGATGGGCAAGATGAAGGAGAAGATGTCTGCATTCGCATCGCAGGTTGAAACCATGGCCGACATCGTCGAAAAGGTTTCCGAACTCCCAGCCGAAGCCCCCAAGGCCAGCGGTTCCGCAATCGTTGAGCAACGCAAGGCTCAAGCCTCGCAGAACTTCAACGCTCTCGCACAAGCACTCCAATCACTCAAAAAAAACTAAACCCCTAAACCCCCATTAACAATGGCATATTCGTTCACAGGATTAACCTCCTACACCGACCAAGAGAGGCTTCCTCTCATCACCAAGGCCGTGTTCTCGGCTCGTTCAGCAGCCCTGTTCACCAAGCAGGTGGGCATCAAGTTTGCTGCTGCCCTCAACCTCATGGACACCGATGCACAATTGCAGAGCGGTGATGCTTGCGGTTACACAACTTCAGGCACGACTGCCTTCACCCAGCGGAATATCACTGTTGGCCGTATGAAGGTTCAAGAAACCCTTTGCCCACGTTCCTTGGAGCAATACTGGATGCAGACCCAGTTGACCGCTGGCTCTAACTACGAGAGTGTTCCTTTCGAGCAGGCTTTCTCTGAGCAGAAGGCTCTCCGTATCGCAGAGGCTTTGGAGAACGCAATTTGGAAGGGCAACACCTACTTTTCAGGTGTCAACCAGTTGTTGAACGCTGCGTCTGGTTCTACCATCAGCGGTAACACAGGAGCGGTTTCTGCGTCCGTTGGTATCACTACAAGCAACGCAATCGCCATCTTTGACGGCATCTACAACCAAATCCCACAGGCCATTCTGACCAAGACTGACCTCGTAATCTTCTGCGGTTGGGACAACTTCCGTACGTTGCTTGGTGCGTTCAAATCAACCGCTAACGTCCTGTATAACCAAGTTGACTTGGCTGGTCTTGCTGACGGGGACATCATGTATCCCGGTACAAACGTCCGTGTCATTGCAGTCCCCGGCTTGACTGGCACGAACCGAATCGTTTCTTCGTACCTCGGTAACTTCTTCTATGGAACCGACTTGTTGAGCGACGAGGAGCAGTTCTCGATTTGGTTCAGCAAAGACAACGATGAAGTCCGCTTCCAAGCAGCCTTCAAAGCAGGTGTCCAAATCGCTTACCCCGACTTGGTTGTTGACTTCCGCTTGACCTAATGTGTAGGGGGGAGGGAAACCTCCCCCTGCTTTTTGTTCTCTTGAAACTTAAACCCCAAATACACATATGTCCTGCGCACTAACAACTGGTTACACACTCGGCTGCCGTGATTCAGTCGGTGGCATCAAAGCAATTTACGTCCAAAACTGGATTTCTACCGGGTCCTGCAACGCTAACCTTTCAGGTGCGGTTACGGGGTTCACGGGTTACGCTTCGGGTGGCTTCTTCGAGTATGATCTGACCAAGGCCACGTCATCCATGAGCGAAACTTTGAACGCAAGCATGGAGAATGGCACAATCTTCTACACCCCCGAAGTAACGTTCACCATCAACAAACTGCAAGTCGCAGTACGCAATGAACTCCGTTTGCTCGCTCGTAGTAAAGTGATCGTGATCGTTCAAGACAACAACAGTCGTTACTGGTTGCTGGGTGCTATAAATGGCCTTGAGGCAACTGCTGGAACCGCTGGAAGTGGCACTGCATTCGGCGACCGAAACGGCTACGAAATAACGCTTTCCGGGATGGAGCCTGACCCGATGTTCTCGATTGCATCAACAGTCTTTACACCATCGTCTGCACAGATACTCGGCTCGTAGTATCTTCGCATTAGGTTTTCATCACTGAGGTTTGAGAGGGGCAGTCAGCAATGGCTGCCCTTCTTATTTTTACCCCATGAAGATTTGTATCGTTTACAACGCCCATCCAACCGGGTGCAGTTTCTATCGGTTAGAAATGCCGAACGCATACTTGGGCGACAACTACCCGGAGTTTGACTATGTGTGCGTCGAGAATATCACGACCATCAGCGACGAGGGGTTGAAGTCCATTGACCTGTTCCTGTTCAGCCGGCTTTGGTGTCAGGGAACCATGGAGCAGGTGCAGAACGTCTATAAAGCCCTGACCCAATTCGGGGCCAAAGTCATCCTTGACTTGGACGATTATTGGGTCCTTGAGAGCGGCCACATCATGTACCGCCACTACCATGAAACCAAACTCGCAGAGGTCATCCGCATGCACATCAAATTGGCTGACTGGGTAACTTGTACCACCGAACACCTTGCCTCTCGCATACGGCCTTTAAATGCGAATGTGAGCATCTTGCAGAACGAACCCTACGAAGCCTATCAGCAGTTCATTCCCAACTCGGAGGAAGAACCCGACAAACATCTCGTCAAGTTCGGTTGGTTCGGTGGTGCGCAGCATGGCGAGGATATGGAATTGCTCCGTGAGGCGATGCAGAAACTACGCTGGGATGCAAACTTGGATGGCAAGTACAGGCTCTATTTGGGAGGGTGGAACGACAACAACCCAGTTTACGAGGGCTACGAAAAGATAATCAGCGACCAAGGGAACAACCCGAACTACGGACGCATTCAGGCAGCGGATATTTACTCCTACGTCGGGGGCTACAACTTCGTGAACGTAACCCTTGCACCGCTCCGGGACACCAAGTTCAACAAACTCAAATCCGAGTTGAAGGTGGTCGAGGCAGGGTGGATGAACAAGGCCATCATCGCATCCGAAACCATCCCCTACACGGACGTTATCAAGCACGGGGAGAACGGGTTCTTGGTTCCTTACAACAAACCCAAGGACTGGTACAAGTACATCAAGCAGTTAATCCTTGACCCCGACCTACGCAAAGGCTTGGCTGACAACCTTACACGGGACATCAAGAGGCAGTTCAACGTGGCTGAAACCGCCAAGAAGCGGGCCGAACTATACAGGCAGATTGGGCGCAAATTGTGAAATTCGGGAGCGTCGCACATTTACAAGCAGATGCTTTACCTGAACCCTGACACGACCAACACCCTGACGGTTACTTGGACCGAGCGAGCCAGTACCGGGGACCGCTACATCTTGCGACTTACGAGCATTGCCAAGAACACCACGACCGATTTCACCCTGCTGAAATCTGCCAACCTTTCCAACTATACCAACCGCTATGACCAATTTTCGCTTACCGTGGGGTCGCTTGAAACGGGTTCCTATAAGTATGAGGTGTACGATACCAATAGCACGGTTTCAGCAGCCCTTGCGGTGGTTGAAACGGGCTTGGCTTTTGTACAAACCGCAACGATAGGCTTCAACACCTACGCAAACACAATCACTTACAACACCTTCCTCGCATCCAGCGTGAGGGTATTCGACTCAACCTTTGACCAATCCTTCGCATGAGCGTACAAACACGAAGCCAACTCCAAGCGAGTGCATTAACCATCACCAACGAAACCGCTGCCGGCGCGAACACCGCATCCCGTGTAGGCGGTCTATTCGACGACCTTGCAGACACCGCAACGCTTGACATCGAGCGTGGCTATGCTTCGGTTGCTACGGCTGCTGATAGGTCATTTGTAACGACCAATAATACTGCTACCAAATTACTGATTGTAACAGGCAACAACATTCTATCAACCAACAACTTTTCGAGAGTTGCAACAGCTGCGGGGCCATCAATCACATACACGGGGACGCTATCCGCTGCAATTAGGGTGAGTGCAAATCTAACTTTTTCGGGGGCAAATGGCGATGACTACTTTTGGTCTATTTACAAAAATGACGTACAAATCGGCTCATCTGAAGCACATGTTACTTTGAGCCATAACCAAGGCCATCAAGTAGTTTTGGAAACCTTTTTGATAGCAAATACCAATGATGAATTTTCAATCTATGTAACTTCATCTGATGGTGTTAGGACGATTACCATCACATCCATCAGTTTTAATGCTCACACGCTATGAGTAATAAATCTACTCAACACTTCACCCAATGGTTGGGGATAGAGCATAAGGTTCCCGTGATGCTGGAGAACAGGTCCGGCAAGTACATCACCTACGGCTTTGCGAACGAATACCCCTACTACCTGCTGGACAACTATCGCAGGTCAAGCAAGCACAACGCTATTGTCAACGGCAAGGTGAACTACATCATGGGCGGTGGATGGCAGGCAGGCGACAACCTGACCGTAGAGCAAGAGGCCCGGTTCATCAAGTTTTTTGACGGACTTTCCAGCACGGAGGATCTGAACGACATCACCGAGAAACTGGTCCTTGACTTGGAGTTATTCAACGGATTCGCAGTTGCGGTTACTTGGTCCAAACTTGGGACCATCGCCAAGATGGAACACGTCCCGTTCGAGAAGATTCGGGTGGACAAGGAAGAAAAGATGTTTCAGGTCGCTGACTGGTACAACGACGACATGATGCAACTCTTCCCGAAGGTCGGGGACATCGAAAAAATCCCTGCATTCGACCCGGAGAATCGCCTCGGAAAGCAGTTGTTTTATTACAGGGTCTATGCAGCAGGCGTGAAACACTACCCGCTCCCCGAATACATCGGAGGGAACGCTTGGATTGAGGCAGACGTGCAAGTGGCTAACTTCCACAACAACAACCTCCGCAACAACTTTTGGGGGGGGTACTTGATAAACTTCAACAACGGGATTCCTACCCCCGAAGAACAGGGCGACATCGAGAGGCAAATCAAACGCAAGTTCAGCGGTACGGATAACGCTGGTCGCTTTGTGGTTACGTTTAACGACGATGCAGCCAAGGCCCCGACTTTGGAACCGCTCACTCCGTCCGACATGGATAAGCAGTTCGAGATATTGAACAAGGCCATTCAGCAAGAGATATTCATCGCCCATCGTGTAACTAACCCCATGCTTTTCGGAGTCAAGACCGAGGGCCAATTAGGTGGTCGCAACGAATTGGTCGAGGCTTACGAACTATTCAAGGCAACCTACGTCAACGACCGGGTGCGCAAAGTGGAGCGGATGATTAATTATTTGGGATCCTTTAATGGCGTTGAGGGTATGGAACTTATCCCGGTTGAACCCATCACCGAGCGACTAAGCGAACAAGCCTTGTTGCAGATTATGACCCAAGACGAACTTCGTGAGAAAGCAGGTCTGCAACCGCTTGAGAAACCTGCTGACGTGGTTGGACCTAACCCCCAAC